AGATGATGAATGAGTTTTCAATTAGACAAGAAACAGCAAGTCAACGAAATCCTCAAATGTGGTAAAGACCCCGCTTACTTTCTCACAAACTATGCTCGTATATCACACCCGATGCACGGGTTAATTTTATTCGATACATATGATTTCCAAGATGAACTGCTTAATGATTTTAACGATTATCGTTTTAATGTTATTCTAAAAGCACGTCAGCTTGGCATCTCTACAATCACAGCCGGCTATATCGTATGGATGATGTTGTTCCATCGCGACAAAGCTATTCTTGTAATGGCAACGAAATTCGCAACTGCCGGCAACCTAGTCAAAAAGGTTAAAGGCATTATGCGGAATGTGCCCGACTGGTTAAAGATTGCGACAATCAGTGTTGACAATCGCACATCCTTCGAATTATCCAACGGTTCGTCTATCAAGGCGGCTTCAACCTCCGGCGATGCTGGTCGTTCCGAAGCACTGTCTCTTTTGGTGCTCGACGAGGCCGCCCACATCGAAGGACTAGAAGAATTATGGACCGGCCTATATCCCACTCTGTCTACAGGTGGTCGCTGTATTGCGTTGTCGACTCCGAATGGTGTAGGAAACTGGTTTCATAAGACTTGCACGGATTCCGAAGCTGGCGCCAATAACTTTAATCTTACCACTCTTCCGTGGAATGTGCACCCGGATCGAGATGAACAATGGTATACTAAAGAAACAAGAAATATGTCAAAGCGCCAGATTGCGCAAGAGTTACAATGCAATTTCAACACCTCCGGAGAAACAGTAATCGATCCCGAATGTATGGACTGGCTATTGTCGAACGTTAAAGAGCCGAAACATCGTACTGGATTTGATCGCAATTTTTGGATTTGGGAAGAATTTGATCCCACTTGCAACTATCTTATGGTGGTAGACGTATCTCGTGGTGACGGCGCCGACTTCTCTACCTTTCATATTCTCAAATTAGAGACTTTGGAAATTATAGGAGAATATCAAGGAAAACTAACTCCCGATTTGTATGCTAATATGTTAAATCAAGTGGGGCGAGAGTTCGGGAATGCCATGATTGTGGTAGAAAATAATAATATTGGCTATACAGTACTTGACAAACTCGTAGAATACGGTTATCCTAATATATATTATTCTGTTAAGTCGACACATGAATATATTGAGCAACATCAAGCCGAATATAAAAGTAATACGATTGCCGGCTTTTCAACTACGCAGAAGACGCGGCCTTTAATAGTTGCAAAATTAGAAGAGTTTATAAGAAATAAACTAATTAAGGTGTATTCTGCACGCACGGTCAATGAAATGAAAACTTTTATTTGGAAAAATGGAAAGCCCCAAGCTATGAAAGGGTATAATGATGATTTGATTATGGCGTTAGCAATCACATGCTGGGTGCGTGACACGGCTATTCAAAGTAATGCGCGAGATTTAAACTATAAAAAGGCTTTTGTTGACGCTATCATTACAACGCGCACCACAATGAACACACAGATTTCTGGACAAGAAGGATATAAACAAGATAACACCTTGGACAAAAAATTAACAGACGCCCAAAAAGTATACGACCAATTTAAATGGATTATTAAGTGAGAAAATAGATGGCAATTCAAGATAAAAACCCCGCGAACTCTGAAACGAGCTTATTTAAGGCACTAACGCGCCTCTTCTCGGGCCCAATCGTTAACTATCGTTCCCAATCGGGACGACGCATTCGGCGACAACATTTAGATAAATTTTCCTCCCGCTTTAAATCAGCATCGGGGCAGCAGTTTAAAAAGACTCTTTATAACCCTCTTGACACGATTGCCACTAATGCTATCGCAAACCAGCGCCGTTCCGAACGTTATGTTGATTTTGATCAGATGGAATATATGCCTGAGATTGCATCCACGATGGATATCTATGCGGATGAAATGACAACTTATTCTGAATTGCGCCCGATGCTTAACGTTCGATGCCCTAACGAAGAAATCAGCGCAGTCCTAGATGTATTATTCGACAGCATTCTTAACTTAAAATATAATCTCTTTGGGTGGGCCCGAACGATGTGCAAGTATGGAGACTTTTTCCTATACCTGGATGTGGATGACAAATACGGAGTAACATCTGTGTTGGCTCTCCCGCCACAAGAAGTTGAAAGACTGGAAGGAAAGGACGCGACTAATCCCAACTATGTCCAATATCAGTGGAACTCTGCCGGCATGACTTTTGAAAACTGGCAAATTGCCCATTTCCGCATCCTAGGAAATGATAAGTATGCTCCGTATGGAACATCAATTTTGGAGCCAGCACGACGCATTTGGCGCCAGCTAGTGTTGATGGAAGATGCTATGATGGCATATCGCGTTATCCGCTCTTCGGAGCGCCGCGTGTTTAAGATTGATGTCGGGTCTATTCCTCCTAATGAAGTCGAACAGTATATGGAAAAGATTGTGACCAACCTTAAGCGTCATCAAGTTATTGATCCTGAAAACGGTCGCGTGGATTTGCGATACAACCCAATGTCTATCGAAGAAGACTATTTTATCCCAGTTCGCGCTGGCTCGGTCACAGACATTCAGAACCTTGCCGGCGGAAGCAACACCACCGATATTGATGATATCAAGTATTTACGCGACAAGCTTTTCTCTGCGCTTAAGATTCCTCAGTCCTATCTCACAATGGGAGAGGGCGCTGAAGAAGATAAGACCACTCTGGCACAGAAAGACATTCGTTTTGCAAGAACCATTCAGAGACTACAAAGAGTTATCATCGCAGAGCTTACAAAGATTGGAATTATCCATCTCTATACCCTAGGCTTCAGAGGCGACGACTTATTAAGCTTCAGCTTAACCCTTAATAACCCGTCCAAGATTGCAGAGCTTCAAGAAATTGAGACCTGGAAGCAGAAGTTCGATATCGCAGGAGCGGCCACAGAAGGCTACTTCTCTCGACGTTGGGTTGCCGAACATATTTTTGGCATGAATCATGAAGACTTCGGCCGCAACCAGCGCGAAATGTATTATGATCGTAAACACGATGCCGCACTTCAAGCAGTTGCAGAAGCGGCAGCCGCTGAAGGAGCCGGAGGCGGAATGGGTGGGGATCTTGGAGGAGACCTCGGAGGAGACCTCGGAGGAGACTTGGGTGGTGATCTTGGCGCCGATTTGGGAGGAGAGGAAATGCCAGCCGGCGAAGCCGGCGGCGAGGAAGGAGGAGGCGATGAATCACCGCTTTTAGCCGTTCCTCCTGGTTCACGTAACGAGCCGCGTTTGGATAAATCTAAAGGAAAAGTATATCACAAGAAGGGTACTCCGGAAAACCCCGGCGGAGATCGACGTTCCGCCGGCGCCCGCAAGCGCTCTATGGATGCAAAGTATAACCGAGAGAAGGCAAGTTCGACTATGCGCAATACCGTCCCAGGCGCAGAAATCGGCTCCCTCGCAAAAATGGGCAGTTTGGGAAATGGTATTTATGAAGGACAAGCACCTATTTATAACGCAAGTGAACTTTCTGAAGAAGAAAAACTTTTCCACGTAAGTGATTCGATACGAGTGCTTCTCAAAGGATTAGAAGGATTGGAGAATAATAATGAAGGGTAGACATAACAAAAAAAGAAATACCGCATTTGTTTATGAGGCGTTGATTCGCGAGGCAACTGCAGCCGCCTTAAAGAAAGATACGACACAGTGTAATAAGATTGTGGGACTTATCAAGAAGCATTTCAAGCCAGGAAGTCTTTTGCGACAAGATTTAGAATGCCATCGATCTCTTTACGAGAGCCGCGGCTTCGACAAAGAAACGTCAGAAAAGATTCTAAGGGAAGCAAAACTAGCTAGCCGTCTTTTGGATATCTCTGGGCTGTTTAAAGAACAAAGTGATTTGATCGACGACATCAACAAAGAACTCGATTCCTCGGTCTTTAATGCTTTTGTGCCCAATTATAAAACCTTGGCGTCTATATCTCAGATTTTTTCAGTCAAGACATCACCGCGGGATCAAGTACTCTTGGAGCAGGAAATTATTACTAGCATGTGTGTTCCGGGCACCACTCCATCAGAAGGAGATGATATCGATAATTTGGTTGTTAAAACGTTTATAGGAAAGTTTAATGATAAATATGGTGATGCGCTTTTGCAAGAGCAAAAAGAACTCTTAACGCATTATATTTCATCTTTTGCTGACAATGCACTCGAACTGAAGATTTTTCTTAATGATGAAATTGGGCGACTTAAAGAATGCCTAACCAGGGCTAAAGACGTCGATGAAATTAAAAGCGATCCTGAAATGTCTACCAAAACTCATCGAGTAATCGAGTGCTTAGACAATTTTGCAACGGAGACTGTGAATGAGGACTTGCTCCTAACGGTGTTAAGAACCCAAAGTTTAGTAAAGGAAATTTATTCAGATGGCAATAACGGTTAGAATTGGAAAGGCGGCCGACGACGCAGTAGTTCGCCTTGAACTAGATGTACGCAAAAGTATGAATGGAGATCTGATGATTTTTGATCACGGCGATATCGATATTGTACTTTCTACGCGTACTAATAAAATTACTACCTTTCCCAAAGAAACTTTGAATGATTTAGTTTACGGAGCCCAAAATCGCTTATTTGCTGAATTGCGAAAGAAGGGACTCGTCGTAGCAGACTCCATCCAAGCCGGAGGCTTTTATGGATCGGTTGAGGCGCTGATGGAAGAAGCCTCGTCGGAAAGTTTAAGCACTCCGAAGCTGGCTCTCATTAATATTTCTAACTTTATTGAAGAAGAGCGCCCCTACTTTGAAACAACAGAAGCAATTATTGGAATGGCTGACGACGAGCTTATCCATCCGGATAACCAAGACTCCACTGAACTGGGAGAAGTTCCCCAGCACAGCGACCAGGGCTCTATTCGTCCAGGCTTTATTCGCGATCCATACTCGTTGAGCTATTTATATACTATTTAGGAAATTCTTATGTCTGAGATGAAATTGATAATGGAAAATTGGGACGCCTATCTCAAAGAGAGTGCAGAGAAACCAGAGACCTGGGGCGAGCTATCTCAAAACATTATTCTATCAACCGCTGCTAACAAATGGCCACGCCTTGGAAAAGCTTTATTGAAATTTGGAATGAAAGTGGCGACAAATCAAGCAAAGGGGGCAGTAAGCGCCATTAAGGGTTTGGAAGATGTGTTGGACTTTATACCAGACGAGATACAAAACAAATTAGAGCAAGGTACAGATGCTGCAGCAAGCTGGCTGGCGAACCAAGCCAAGGAACGCGGTGGCCAAATTGGAGCATTCATAGTTGACGATGTGATGGGGATGGATGATTCGTTAACCACGAATCTTCCCGGCTTTGAAAAATTAAATTTGGAAGATGAATATGAGAACCTTGTTGACAAAGAAAGACTTAGAAAATGGGCGCGAAGCATTATGCAATACGCACAATCCGCAAATCCAGACGACCCTCTCCCTGACCTGAATCAAAAATTAGAAAAGGATCTACAGACAGCAACGGGCGCCCACCCAGATATAGATCCGCCGGATATTAGAGAATAGATGGATTTATTATATTTTATATTAGCAGCCTACGGCCTTACACAAATTCTAGTATACGGAAAAGTCTTCGATGTTCTTCGTCCTACGAAAGGATGGCTTGGCCAATTGTTCAGGTGCCCCATGTGCATTGGTTTTCATGTAGGGTGGATTTTAATGCTACTTTCTCCTTACACAGAACTATTTAATTTTGATGTAACACCGGTCAATTATCTGATTTTAGGATGTCTTTCCTCGGGGACATCTTATATTCTTAATATGATTATCGGAGATGAAGGAATAAAACATGAACACAAACGCATGGAATAATAAATGGATGCTGCAGCCGGTCAGACGGTGCTGCAAAGGTTCTTAGCTATGGGAAAGAAATTACTAAGAGAATATTACGCGCTTTGCGAAGGCGGCGTATGCCAAGATCTGTTAACGGAAGATGAGAAGCGCTTCGTTGCTAGCGGAGGAATGATGCTTTCGGGCAAACTCCAAGAAGCAGATGTGCAAAACGGCAACGGTCGTATTTACCCTTACCGTGTATTAATGCGAGAAATTGAAACTTACAAAAAACTCGTAAAAGAAAATCGTGCTCTTGGAGAGCTTGATCACCCAGATGACTCTGTCATCAATTTAAAGAATGCATCGCATATGGTGACTGATGTATGGATGGAAAATAAAAATGTGATGGGCAAAGTAAAAGTACTGGACACCCCATCGGGCAATATCTTGCGCGGCCTTGTAAATAGCGGCGCCCAGCTTGGTATTTCATCCCGAGGCATGGGTTCCGTAAGTGAAGCAAAGGGACAGACTATTGTAGAAGATGACTTCCAACTTATCTGTTTTGATTTTGTATCCGAGCCATCAACTCCCGGCGCATATATGATGAAAGAAGCCAAAGATCTAAGCACCCCCAATGTGTTTACCAAAGCTGATCGAATCAATCGCTTATTAAGCGAGGTATTGGCGGATGAGTGAGCAGTGGTCTAGCTATGATGACCAGCAACAACGCGTTGAGGACTGGAGAACCTTTTTAAACGAAGGTTCTTTTCTGCAGCGCCTCCGCAAAAAAGGTGCACCCGATCTAGAAGATATGTCGGATGCCGAACTTCGTGGAATATTTGCGACGGATCCAGATCCAGCAAACCAGCGTCAAGCAGCATACCTCTATATTAGACGTGCAAACAACACTGAAGAGCAACAAAGCCGCACACAAGAATTAATGGACATTGCTAAGTCTAAAGAGCCCGCACCCACATCACAGACAGGTACGACTGCTTTAGGTGAACCGGCGCCTCCTATCCCAGCAACGCCTTCGCGATCTAGTACGCGCGTACCCACGGCTACTCCGGTACCAGTCGAAGATGACGAAGAGGAAGACGAAGAGGAAGTAGAAACTACGGAGATATCCGAAGAAGAATGCGCAGAAATCTTTAAAGTAGATTCTCCCGAGATTCAACAGCTTTTAGATCAAATGGAAGCAGATAATACTATTCGTGGAAAAATAGGCGAAATCGGCCGTGATCTGTCTATGACTGCTGACGCCGCATCTCTGGCCTTGTATGTTGGTACCGTAGCCACCGGCGGCGCCGTTGGACCTGCAGCCTTGGCCGGCACGGCGGTTTCATGGGGTGGCAGCGCGCTAGCATTTATGGCGGATATCTCACAGGGCGACTGGAAACAAGCCAAACTCGATGCCATAGGGCTCTTGTTTGTCCCCGGCCTCGGCACCGCCGGAAAGCTGGCCAAGACCACGGCCCGCGCCAGCACCAAAGCCGCCGCCAAAACTGCTGCCAAAACTGCTGCCAAAACTGCTGAAAAAAGTATAGCTAAAAACATTACCAAAGCTGCAACGAAGATGCAGGCCCAAGTAGGCGGTAAAGTTGCGCAAGTAGAAGCTGGGCTTACGTCGAAGTTAGTGAAAACAGGCATAGAGGAAGGCACCGCCAAGGCTATCGCAAAAGCAATGATGATTTCCGCCGAAAAAGCACTCGAAGCCAAAATGAAAAAATTGTTAGGAGACTCCCCCGAAAGAGCCAAGGGTATGTCGGATGAAGATTATAAGAAAACACTTAAAAGCTATTATGATGTCCAGCGCGCCAAAACAGAAGAGATCTTTAATACCTGTTTTGAAGGAGAAGAGGCTTCTCGTACACGCCAATTTATCCTCGATGGTTTAGATGAGGTCCATGATTTTGTGGATGACATACCTCGATGGGTCTCCAGCGCCGTAGAGTGGGTTCGAGGCCTAGGCGATGACGATGAGGAAGAAGAGGCAGCCATTGAAGACGCCGAGGCTACAGCAGATGAGCTATATGGTGGCGCCGGCGCCTACGCCATGACCCGCGAAGTTAAAGCCTCTAATCCTCCCCTTATAAAAGAAGCACAACTTAAACGCTGGCAACAGTTAGCAGGAATTAACCCGAGAGTATTATGAAAAAATCAGATCTTAAACAATTAATCAAACCACTTGTCAAAGAGTGTATTCACGAAGTCCTCCTTGAGGAGGGGCTTTTATCCAATGTGGTTTCCGAAGTGGCGAAAGGTCTCCAGGCAACTCCGCTTGTGGAATCGCAACAGTCTTCGAATCAGGGATCAGCACCATCAGTCGGCATTCAGGCGACCGAACAAGGCGCCGTGTCACGGTCTCAGTTAAAAGAATATAGAAAAAAGATGATGGAAGCGGTAGGAAAAGATGCATACAATGGGGTAGACTTGTTTGAGAACACGGCTCCCCTATCAAATCGTACCCCAGGACAAGGAAGCGCAGACTTGGGAGAGCCCGGTGATGCAGGAGTGGACATTAGCTCTTTAGTAGGGAACTCCTCTAAGATTTGGCAGGCGTTAAAGTAGACTTATGGCCCGAGCAACACACATTAAAGTAACTGCACGCGAGTGTCACGGAAATGCCGAGCGCATGATCCGCCGTTTTATTAAGAAAGTAAAAAAAGAACGTATTATTGAGACCGTTAAAGATAAAAGACGCCACAAAAAACCTTCTGTTGCAAAGAAGGAAAAGCGAATTCGGGCTGCGCGCCAAAGGATCCGCGACGAACAAAAGCGAAAGAGAGCACAACAAAGGCGCGCTAGAAATATTTAGGCACTATTTATAGTGTATATTAAAAATTTAGGAGATTTATAATGGCAAATTGGAATCCATCATGGAAAACAGAAGTAGGTTTAAACCATGTTGGGGCATATCAAGTTAGCGGACAACCGTACGCTTCGGGCAGTCTTTCGTGTGGAGATGCAAAACAAGTTGAGTTTCCCTATGTGACGCGATGGTTTCAGGTTATTAATCGAGAAGCCTTCCCGGTACGTGTTGGATTTTCTCAAGCGGGAGTTTCCGGCAGCAATTATTTTACATGCCCTCCCTCTGGATCATCCCCGAGTGCCACGGCTGTATTAGAAACAAAGGTTTCTGAAGTATGGCTATATAGCCCCGGTAACCCTACTGCTAAGGCCGACGTCGTGGCCGGCTTAACTAGTGTTCCGCGGCTAAGAACTCAAGTTTCATCTTCCACTCAGGGATTCCTCCCATCATGGAGCGGCTCAGTAGGAGTAGGTTAGAATGGCCACTTTCGGATGGGCATATATAAATTGTGAAGACTCTGGCTCCGCGAGCACTGGAGGACAAGCTGATGGTCCCACCGGATCAATACAGTTTCTAACCGGTTCTAACGCGACCAGCGGGTCTACAAATTTCTTGTGGTATACAGCGTCGTATGGAGGCTATAGTGCCAACACGCTTGTATTAACAGGGACCTTGGTTGTCACTGGCGCGATTAGCGCCAGTCATTTTCACATTGAAGATATAGCGGTCATTGATGCAACCGGCTCCACTTATTTTGGTAATAGCTCCGACGATTCACACGTTAGAACGGGAAGTCTATACATTTCGCAGGATACGATTCTTGGAAGCGACTATACAGCCGACCATAAAATCAGCGGCAGCCTTCAAATTTATGGCAGTAGTTCTGTCTCTGGTCCTGCTCTCGCTATCGAATATTCACAGTCGGCCGGAATTCTCGCGGTCCCTGGCTTACGGGTTCAATATACCCAAATTACAGAGGCTGCTGGCACTACTGGTTCGCAAGGCGACTATATTATTGGAATCCGCGCCGGCGATGCAAACACTAACTATCGGCTCCCCAGTGCTTCATTAGCTGGAACGGGCTCCTTGCGTGTCATTAAGGACGAGGTACCGTCACGCTCAGGAACAAGAATTTATGTTTCCTGTTCATCGCCCGATACCATCGATGGGCAAGCTAGCTATATATTAAGCGGCACACTGCCAGCTATTAACTTGTATTCTGACGGACACGATTGGTATATATTCTAGGAGGTAAAAGTATCGTATGGGCTACAATACTTTATCAGGTACCGTCCTTGCTCCACTAGAATTTATTCCTGGCGACCTAGTAGTTGGGAATATTCTATCTGGTAATTTAAGTACTTCGGATGGATCCTCTGTTATTAATGTTCCGCGGGTAACTAATCCTACCGACAATGCTATTCTCACTAATGTGGGGGGAGATGCTAATAGTCTTACATGCGAAACTAATCTCACTTTTGATGGCAGTGAATTAGTAATTACGGGGTATGTGACGGCCAGCATTGGGTTGTCTGCATCTTATTTGGAGGGAGACGGAAGCCGTCTTAGCGGCATCGCGTCCGGCGGCGGCGGCAATGGCATCTTCACGATTATAGATGGCTCTCACGCATATGTCACCAGTAGTCTTAATGTTGGTGGCGAGACATCACCCACTCATCAACTGGTGGTTAGTGGCACTGTTTCCTCTAGTGTTAATGTGTCTGCTTCAGCATTTTATGGATCGGCAATGATTTTAGCCGGCGGCTTATCCTTGAATCGAGTCTCGGTGAGTGGTCATGTAACGGCTTCTAAAAACGATTATTATCTAGGCGTGGATTCTACCAATGCAGCCATAGAAATTCGCCTCTTAAATGCTGCTCTATTAGACAGCGGCCAAACTTACGTGGTAAAGGACGAGAGCGGCAACGCTGATAATAACAATATAACGATTAGGACCAGTGGATCCCAAACTATTGATGGACAAAATGCAGTAGTTTTAATGTCACCTCACGCATCAATCTCGATTTATTGTAATGGGTCTGATAAATACTTTATTTACTGAGTTTTTATATGCTGGCGCCAACTAATTAATAGCGAGCCCACATGCAAATGTGGTGCTTGGGGTGCTTGCTGTATAACAAGCATCCTGCCTAAAAAAAACTATAATATGGAGGGTTTTTAAACATGGCTTATTTATTTCAATCGGGTAGTGCTGAATACCAACTT